TCTCTTCTCTAGTAGAAAAGATAAGAGAGACCGTAGAAAAGGTAGCAACAAAGATGAATCAGACAGTGAGTGGGTCACCAACATCTGTGTAGCTTTATCTGGTGGGGATATTTTAAAAGGTCAGGATATCCTATGGGGATTTACAGTAGAAGAAACAAGACCTTATTTAGAGTACAAGTCTAGGGATGTTCTTTTTAGGGAGGCTGTATTGTCTTTCTTAGGAGTTAAAACTCAATCGGATACTCAAGATGAATATTGTAAAGTGTGCAAAGCTGCTAATCCAGATATGGACTGCTCTACCTGTGATAAAGAACTAGAAATAATAGAGGATAAGAAAATTGGCCGATAAGAAAATAGATGTTCTCATAGATATAAAAGCGTCAACGAAAGCTATAGAGGATATAGAAAGAGCTGTAGACAAAACAGTTAAAGCTATAAACGAGAAAAGTGCTTTTAGTATAAATATAGGAAATACCCTCGATGATTTTGGTAAAAGAGTGGGTACTCAAATATCAGCAGCTAAAAGCTCTTTACAAACACCTCTAATGCAGCAGTATGGAAAAGGACAATTTTTATCTGGTCCAGGATACAAGCAGTTAGGAGAAGAAGCTAAAAGATTTAAAACTATATTAGCTGACCTAAATGAAACCCAAATAAAGACGTTTACAAATGCTGCTATAGATAGATGGGGAGAAAATTTAGGTAGAAGATTAATAAGTACAGCAGATAAGATACAAAAAGCCAAAGAAGCTGTTGCTAGAGCCAATGAGTGGTTACGAGAGAATGGAAAGATAGCCGACAAAGGTATGGTTGAGGATATAACAAGGTATAGAAATTCTCAAGAACTTGTAATGCATGGAATGGAAAGTGGCAGAATGTCTATTAGGAATTTTGCTCTTACTTGGAGCTTATTAAAAACAGAAATTAAAGATACAATGTTTTGGCAGGCTAGATGGTATGCTTCAAAGTTCTTGATTTTTGAACCTATGAGGCTTGTTGGTTCAGCACTTAGTACAGGGTTTGAATTCGGTAAAGTTATTGATGAGTGGGAAGGAAAACTTTTAAGATGGAGTGCTACAGGTAAAAGGTCTGTTGATGAGGTAAAGGCAAATGTAAAAGAATTAATTATAGAACTTAGAAAGGCTGCTATAGATGCTCCTGTAACTTTTGAAGAATTAGCAAAGGCTGCTGAATCATTTATAGGTGCTGGTATCCCAGAGCAGGTAGTAAAGTCTATAGTTCCGCAATTAGCTCAACTAAGAACTGCATTCCCAGAGATAAACGCAGAACAATTTGGAGTAGCTATAACTGGTGTCTATAATGCTATGAAAGATAGCATGAAGGGGACAGCTAACGAAGGGCAGAAAATAGTTGAAATAATTGAAAAGATGTTACGGGCACAGGCTAAAGGTGTTATCAGACCAGAACAGTTTGTGCAGGTTACTCAGCACTTAGGTGAAATGTCTAGGTTAGCTGGATTTTCTATAGACCAAATGTTAGCACTTTCTGTATTAGTTACAGACTTAGGAAGTAGAGCTGGTTCTGCTGCTAGGTCTCTTCGTGGTATGATAGAGACATTAGTCAAAAAGATTCCTGGGGAAAAACTTAAACTACTTGGAATAGATATTAAAGGGGATATGACCTTAGCTGACCAGTTTGTGGATATTCTTAGGAAATTAAGAACAGCTTTAGGAGAACCTGGAGCAAAATCAAAATCAGCTTTATCAGCTTTGACAAGTATTTTTGGACCAGAAAGGATAAAGTCTATAAGTGCAGCAACAGATTTCTTGGAGAAATATTTAATTCTTGTCGGGGATATACAAACAGCCGAGGGAGGATTAGCAGCTTCAGCGAAAGATGTTGCAGGAACAGTTGCATCTCAGTTAAAAATAATGAATAACCGATGGAGAGAATTATCTGGCTCTATATTTACTTCTAATGGAGTAATGAGAGATATGGTAGCCATGATTAATGACACACTATTAGGAGCATTATTAGCTGTAGGCGATGCTGCTGTAATGGCTAAACATAATATTGAAGAATTAGGTCCAGCAGGAAAACTAGCATACGGTACAATGGAATTCCTATCTGGGGCATTTACTGCTGTAAAAGGAGCTATCGTTGGGTTATGGGGACTTCTTAGTCCTCTTGTAGAAGGTCTTAGAGCTTTAATAGATATGGTAGTAGGAACAGGGCAATCTTTAAAATTTTTAGGTAATGTAATTACAACTGTTCTTTTAGTAGCATTTGCATCAAAAATAACAGGAGTACTTGCTGCAACTCACGCATTTAGAACATTCCTTGGAATATTAGGTTCACTTCCAGCTATGCTCACAAGCTTGTCATTTGCATTGAAGGTTTTTTGGTCAACAAATTTACCTGTATTGTTAGCCATATTAGCTATATCTGGTATTGTTTCTTTAGTTGAAAATTACAACAAGAAACAAAGAGCAGGGCTGGCTGAAGCACAGGAAACAAGTGCTAAGTATGCTGAAAATGTAGGAAAGCTAGGTCTACCTGAAGCACAGGCTATGGAAGCAGCACAGGATGCTGAAGTTAATGCTTTGAATGAAAAGATAAAAGGAATGGAGGAGTATAACAAGTTATTAAGGGAAAATAAATCCTTATCAAACTTTCAAGTACAAAAAGAAACGTATTCAGATGAATATATTTCTTCTCAGAAAAAGATTCTTGAGACTAAGAAAGCAGATTTAGCCCAAACAAGAATTAGAATTGATTCTTTGAAAAGTTTAGATGAAGCCAAAAAGAATGCGTTAAAGAATGTTCCTGAATTAAAGACTCCTAAGGCAAGATTCTCTGGAGAGTTATCAGATATAAAGAGGGAATATGACGAACAGATAAAAGTAGTTAAAGATAAAGAGAAAGAAAAATTAGGAATAGTACAAGATTTTGTAACATTGGGGGTCTACTCTAAAAGTAAAGCTGCGGAATTAGAAGTTGAAATAATTAAGGAATCTAATACTAAAGAGATAGAATTAGAAAATAAGAAGTGGCTAGATATAGAAGAAGCTTATCAGAGAAATCGTCCTAAGGGAAAAGATGATGAGCAAAAGAAGGCAATAGATGCAGACTATAGAAATGCTTGGCTAGAACATTCAAGAAAAATAGTAGAGATAAATATACAAACTCAAAATGCTATAAGAAAAGCCCAAGTAACCACTATTCAGGATATGACAGAGATGGTGGATTCGTATAATAAGTTCGTAGCTGATTCTACAAAAACAGCTTCAGATAGAAGATTAGGAATAATCCAATCTTCTCTTGAAAGAGAAAAACAAGTTAGAGAATTTTTGTATGGCAAGAAACAATACGACCCAAAGAAATATTATGATGAGGAACTAGATGCTCTAGAACAAGTTAAAGATGCCAGACTAGAATCAGCAAAAGTAACTTGGGAATCATATCAAAAAGCGAATGAACTTATAAAGAAGCAAGCAGATTTATATTCTGAGAATTCTCCATTGAGGCTAAAAGTTTATGCTGATTGGAGTAGAGCAGAAAATCAATACTTTGAAGAGTCAAGAAAAGCTTGGGATGAGTATTCTTCAAAATTAATAGAAATAAACCAGAAGATGTATGATGATATTCAGTATATCTATAAGAAATTCGGTGCTTCTGGAGTTATGGGTAAAGCAGCAGAAGAGATGTCAGCTCAGTTTGGAGATGTAGCTGGAAATATAAAAAGTAGTTTTGAGACATCTATAAATGGAATAAACGATTCTTTTGAGGCGTTATTTGAGGATATTATGGAAGGTGGTAAGAATATGGAGAAAATTCTTATTGACCTTTTAAAGAAAATAACAATGGAAATAATTAAGACAACAGCTATTAAGCCTGTAATGGCTGGAATGACTGACTGGCTTAAGAATATGTTTATGCCTAAAGAACAGCAGTTAGCTAACTGGCAGCCAGCAGATATGAAAAATTATATGGGAATTGGAGCAAGAGAGGAAGCTGCTTGGAGTCCTTTAAATACACAACTTCCTATGACTGCAACCTATCTTGAAGCGTTAAATGTTGCATTGTTAGAAGCTGCTGCTGCTGCTAGAGCTTTTGCAGCTTCTGCTGGTGGAGGTGGTGGTGGGAGCAACATCTTAAGTGGTTTATTTAGTGGAGGAGGTGGTAGTGATTGGTACTATGCTAGCCCTTCAGAAATAGGATATGCTGCTGGCGGTAGACCTAAACTTAATAGAGTTGCTCTAGTTGGTGAGAAGGGTCCTGAGTTATTTGTGCCAGATACAAGTGGAACTATCATTCCTAATCATCAGTTAGGTGGTGGTGGAAACAATACCACAGTTAATGTTATTAACCAGACATCAAAGCCTGTAGAAGCAAAACAGGGTGAAGTGAAATTTGATGGAGATAAATATATCGTGAACGTTGTACTTAAAGAACTTACACAAAACTATGGTCCTCTGCGTCATGCAGTTGGTGGAGTAAGGGGGAGATAATGGCATACACATATCCTACATTAACTATGCTTCCTTCATATCCTTTAGAAGAAGAGGTAGAAGACGGAACAATAAGAACGCCTTATGAAGCTGGCTACGTACATACAAGACCTAAATTTACTAGACGTGGTAGGAAGACTTGGAGAGTGAACTACAAGTATATGCCAACTTCAGACAAGAGCTTATTAGAAGGATTTGTTACTTCTGTTAGAGAAGGGGCATATACATTTACTTGGGTTAACCCACAGAATTCTAGTGTTACTGCTGTCAGATTCGAAGAGCTTCCTAAGTATAGTTATGTAACTAACACTTACTGGGATGTTGATTTTGCATTGAAGGAAGTATAGTATGGAAACTCTAGACTCCAATGTTATCTTAGAAAAGAATAAATTAGCTGGTGAGGCTCCTTGGTTACTCTTATTGGAAGTGCAGTTGACTAATGCGGATACTGTCTACCTTGTGAGAAATACAGAGAATATCACTTTTAATAGCACAACTTATACTGCATTTCCTTTTGAGATAGACGAAAGAAAAATGGTATCTAAAGGTGAGATACCTACATTAGGTATAAGAGTAGGCAACCCAGAAAGACTGCTCCAGTCTTATATAGAAGATTATGGTGGTCTGGTAGGTAACAGTATTACAGTAAGAATTGTAACAAGATATAATGATACTGGAAGTTGGACTCAAGCGGTTGCCTACACCTATCAAGTTCTCTCATGTGAAGCAGATTCGATGTATGTTACTTTTACATTAGGTGCTCCAAACCCATTAAACAAAAGATACCCACTATACAAGTATCTTCCTAACCATTGCAACTGGCAGTTTGGAGGAAAGGAATGTAACTTTACTTGGACAGCAGTTGGCAGATATACCACAGGAAGAACATACTGGCCTGGAGATTTAGTATATCCTAGTATAGGTGCTTGGTCAGTAGGACTTCGTGACTATACTTGGAGATGTGTGAATGCTGGTAAAAGTGTTACAGAACCAGCTTGGGCTACAGCTACAAATGTTAGATTAGCAGATGGAGTAGGTTCTGGAATAGTTTGGGGAGAATGTTCTTTAACTACTTGGACAGCAAGTTACCATTATTATGTGGGAGATTTTGTACACCCAACAGCTTCTACTAAAAGTTGGGATGTCTACAGATGTATAACAGAAGGAGTTTCTGGTGCTTCACAGCCTAACCCTTGGCCTACAATCACAATACTGGGGGCACAAGTGGTAGATGGAACTGCTAGATGGGAAGTAGCAGTATGTAAAAGAACAATAGGAATGTGCAGGGATTTAATGAACTCGGATAACTATGGTGGTCATGCAGGGCTATCTGGAAAGGGTATGAAAGTTGTCAACGACTAATTGTGGTGACTTACTAGGTATTCAATATAAGAAAAATGGCAGAGATAGAAACGGCTTAGACTGCTATGGACTGGTAAAGCTGGTACACCTCAGACAGGGTAAAACTCTACCAGAATATGATACGCCTGACGATAGCAACAGTATAATAAGTTTAATTGAGACAGGCAAGCTAAGTTGTAAAGAACTACCAGAACCTAAAGAGGGCTGTATAGTTCTTTTTAGAATACCGCCATATAAACTTCACATGGGAGTAGTTGTTGGTGATGGAAAGTTTATACACATTATAGAAAATAGGAATGTTGCTATAGAGAGATTAGACCACAGAATGTGGTCCAAACTAAGAGTAGGATATTACGAATGGAAATAATAACACCAGAATTAATAAAACCATCTACTGAGAAAGCTATAACATTGGTAAAGGTTGCTAATCCACTTAACCCAATGATTGATAGAGAATCCAAAGTTATGCCTTATTTTGGTGAGAGTATTTTAGATATTAGGAATAGAACATTTTCACCAGAGATACCTGTGGTTGTCTCGTTAAATGGGCAGATTATAAAACAAGAAGAGCAGAGTTTAATCTTTCTTAGGCATGGTGATTACTTAGTTTTCTACCCTTCCATTGAAGGTGGTGGCGGTGGGGGAATGCTACGAATGGTAGCGTTTCTAGCACTGGCAGTTATCTCTATGGTTGTAGCTCCTTACTTAGCTCCACTCTTCGTAAGTATGGGTGTTCCTACTGCTATGGCTACTGGTATGGCAGCTATGGCAATTAATATGGTTGGTGGTATGCTTATTAACGCATTACTTCCACCTCCTACTACACCAGACCCTGCTGGTGGGGCAAAGACTACATATGGGTGGTCACCTAAATCAACTCAGCAACCTGGAATTCCTATACAAACTATTTATGGAAATATAAAATCTCACGGTAATATAGTTTCTGCATATAATGATAACACAAAGAATAAATCATGGGCTAATGTCTTAGTGGACTTTGGTCTTGGTCCTATTGAAGATATTTATGATTATAAAATTAATGACCAGAGACAGGGAAACAGTAGGTATGTTACCTTTGAAGAAAGACATGGAGAACTTTATCAGCCTGTAATATCAAACTTCAATGATACAGTTTTGGAGAGTTCTTATCAAAAACTTATAACTTTACCTCCAGATAGGGCTTCAGGAATTATCTACAAAAATAATGTAAATAAGGACCCTAAAAAAGTTCTAGCACATGATGGGTTTAATTGGTACATCTTAGAGTTGAAAAAAGATGGTGTTTCGGATACTTTACCAGCAGGACCTTGGACTCCAGGTACGGATATAGCAGAGACTGGAGTAACCTACGCTCCTCCTTTAGCTGTATGGTATGTGGCAGAGAGATACCCTATACAAGTAGAAACTGCTGGAAATGATTTTGATGCATTAGAGATTGAGTTCTATTTTCCAAAGGGGTTATGTGCTTTAGGAGAGAATAGTGAAGCTACTCCAAGACAGTGCCAATATGATATACAGATTTCAAGGCATGGATTAAATGATTGGACATCAGTATGTAAGAGCCCAAAAGGTATCGGTAGTTGGTCTGCTGGAGCTGCTATAGCAAAAGGGGACATCATAGTTAGTTCTAACTTCGGGCTATTTAGAGTAGTTGAAGAAAATTCAAAAGTAACAGGAACTCAGGAACCTTCATTCCCAACATTTCCATATTCCACAGCATTAGAAAGTGCTTCAGGAGCTTTATTTCCTAACTTTACAGAAGCATGGTTTACCACTAATGGAAGTACGTGGGTTCAAGCAGATATTAATAGGCTTAATGGAAACTTGTACGCAGGAGTTATGCCACTCGGAACTCTTATGGGGGCTAGTGGATTTCTATACTGTAAAGTAGATGATATAGACAAAGTGTATACTAAAGTAGCTATTTGTATGGCAGCTTATGTAACTAATGGGGGAACTGGAACACCTAAAATAAAAATGCAATTTGTAAAACCTAAAGCTGGGACTCAAGGAGAATGGACTACATGTACCCTAGATTCTATGAACTGTAACACTAGCCAGAATTTTGAATACTGTTCATATACTAGTGGGTCTAGCTGGAGAACAGGTTCTGCTAGCACATCAATAGGAGGCTCTGTTAGAACAACTGGTCACTGGGTAAGATTTTATGTTGATACTGCTACAGCCTATCCAACACTAGCTATGTTTAGGTATGTTGCTGATACATCTCAGACAAAGGCTAGTTTAGGTTTAATCTGTTATGCTGATACAAGATTTAATTATAGTGAATCATTAGATGCTACAGCAGGATTTCAAGGTTATTGGAGTTGTGGATATTTTATTCCTTCTGGAGTAAATGATGACCAAGCTGCTTGGGTAGAAGCTGCAAGAGAAGAAATATATACTTCTGGTCCTGCTGGTGGTGCGTCATATTCAAAATATAATGAAGGACAAGATGGTGGATACACTGATGCTGTTAGAAAGGGCTCTAGATGGGCTAGAAAAACTGGCATGTCGTATGTTATTCCCTACACTAGCATGGATGCTGATTATAAACTTATAAGAGCTACTACACAAGCCTTTTGGCATAGTGTGAGAACTTGGAGAATCTACCCACATGACTATTATGATGTTAGAGTCATGAGAACTAATATAAAAGAATTTGCTGATGGTAGCCCAGCAGGGTATGACCAAATGTATTTATCAGCAGTAAAGGAAATATATTATGATGATTTTTCATATCCTAGACAAGCATTACTTGGTGTTAAAGCACTAGCTACAGATAAACTTTCTGGCAGTATAGATATTTCTGCTGTTATAAAAGGAAGGATAGTAAGAGTTAACAGACCTTCTGAAGTAATAGGCACTGATGGGTTAAACTATAGATGTACTGCAAATCATACTTCAGGAAGTGTGACTAAACCAATTACAGGAGGTTCATATTCTTCATTTTGGGACCAAGGTGGTTCAAGTGCTGTAGAAAATAATATACAATGGGTTGATAATGTAGCTTATACCAGTGATTATAAGTGGATAAATGAGTATAGCAGTAACCCAGCATGGGTATGTTATGATGTACTTTCTCAGCCAGTATTGGGGATGGCTTCTGAAGTTCTTGGAACAGATGATAAAAACTATGAGTGCGTAATCAGTCATACAGTTGGAGTTGTAGATAGTGTTAATACTAGACCAATAACAGGTTCAAATTATCCTA